AAAACAACGGACCCCTTAGAACCCGCGGAATGGTAATGAATTGCATTAAGCCGGGCCGGACCACTTACTACCGTACCCGTAGCGGTAAGATACTTTGCTTTTAAATCCGATCCGGCCATGATTACCCCTAACTATAAAAAACCGTCACAGAAGTACATGCTGTAAACAACGACACATAAATGTCGCTTACACGCAACCCTTCGTCCGGTATGTTTACGGAGTGGGTGTCTGACGCATTTAGGTCCATGTCCAAAACAGTAGAACCCCCGTTACCATCTGTAATAGTAAGTCGGGGACTACCGGTTGTTGTCTTAACTTGAACTTGGCGGATGCGGGCTGGACCCACACCCGCGGAACCTGTAGCCGCCAGTCGTTTAGTTTTTACGTCTGAACCAGCCATAATAACCTCCCTTAACCAAGGTTATTGTTCTGAGCGTACAGAATAGTAAACCGTACTTCTCCGGCAGTAGTTGCCGCTGACGCTGTCACTGTTAGACGAATGTCCGCAGTTCCTGTATCTTCCCACGCTAACGTTCCACCTGCTTCAGTAGTTGGATATTTACGACCTGCTGTTGTACCGCTTGCAAAAGTATTTAAGATTGAGGTCGCACCGCCTACTGTGTCTCCAACACTTAGATTTGTTGTTGCGTTAGCCGCTGTAATCACATCGATTACGCAATCAATAATCTGAGAGTTTGCTGGAATAACAACGTCAGTTACTTGAGCCGCCAATGCACCGCCAGATAAATCTGCGGCGAATGTCTGTGCCATTACAACTTGACCAGTGTTTTTTATATTAGAACCAAGGGTTGTACCTGTGGTTTCTTTGATGGTCCCAGCTTTAATAGGACCTGAAAAAGTAGTTGTACCCATGTCGATCTCCTGTCTGGGTTAGTCAGTCACCCCATGTGACTGTCAGGGATAAATTTACTATACAGCAAATCCAATAAAAAGAAAGGGGCAACCGAAGCTGCCCCTTAGTTCAGGGAGGTGGTAAATGAATACCTACCTCACTATATCATAAAATTATGCACCTGGCGAACCAAATACACAACGTGGATCTGAGAATCCGAAGCTGTAGCGTTCACGAGCTTTAAAGCGCATGTTGCCAGTGTCGAAGTCTGCTTCCATGTTAGTTGACAGCGGTGTACGCTCGAAGTGGACAAAGCCACGAGGTGCGTCGGTTTTGATGAAGAACGCATCTGGGTCCGTTAGGAAGTCGTTGACGGCATAGCCTTCAGGCAACATTCCCATTGAACGGATTGCGTTTACATCGTTGTCCGCTGTGCCAACACGAAGGTTAGACACCATCAGACGCTCTGCAACGAACTGAAGCTGACGTGGAATTACGAGCTTCATGCCGCGTAGTGCGACTTTTAAACCACGCTCGTCAACAAAACCTGCGATATTGATAAGGGCATCTTCAAGAGATGTCTCGTTCAAATCCGCAGCAGTTGTTGGTTCGTTGGCAAATGTGCCACCCGAAGTAAGTGGGTGAGACGCGTCACACAACGCAACGCCGTCACCACCAGCAGATGCGCCAGCAGTAAATGCGTTGTTAAGAACCGCAGCGGCCTTAACTTGCTTTGAGTGTGCCATAGAACGTGCCAACGCACGAGTATAACGTGAGCCCAAACGATCATAAAGGTTGTCTTCAACAGCCTCTTCTGTGATCGAGAACGCTAACGCAACAGTCTCGTGGTTGTAACGAGCAGTGTACGCTTCGTTTGCGTCGTCAAAGTTTACAGCAGAACCTTCCGATTTGGTTGGTGCTGCTCCGAAACCACTCAACATCACCTCTTCTTCGAATGCTCGGTCAGAAGATTCTGTTGTATAGATCTCTGCATGTTGGTTTTCGTACCGATTGTACTCCATACCGAACAGGGCGTTGAGACCTGGTTCCAACTCTTTCGCTAGTTGTGCGCGAGAGATAGCCATAAGTTAGTCTCCTTATACGCCTGTAGTCGAAGGAGTACCAGCAACGATACCGCCGTTAGCGGAGTTGAAGCTGTTATTCAGTCGAACGATTAATGGAATGCCAGCCGCTGTAAAGTCAGCATTCTCAGGATCATCTTGAATACCGATGATACGGAGATGCAATGCAGCAGTGGCGGCGATTGTGCTAACACCCAACTTAGCAGATGAAATGCCTGTGGTTGTTGAACCAGAAGCACCCGTTGCAAAGTTTGCGTTTGCGAACACATGTCCACGCGCAGTCGCTTCGCTAGTCAATGAAGCGTCTGAGCAGATAACAAATGTCTGCATTGGGTTGTCATACACGAAGGCTTTGACGGGGAAATTTGAATCCGCGCCAGAACCAGGCCAGTAGTTAGAAAATACTTTCTCACCAGTAGTGGACGAAACGTATTCGCACCCACCGAAAACACCTACAAGACCTACCGTTCCACCAGCAGCCGCGCCAACAATGTCAATAAAGCCTGTTGACAGCGGGATTACGGGTGAACCTTGGTAAATCGCGTTAGTGTTTCCAGAGGCGATACGATACTCGGTCGCACCAGTGGTGTTCGCAGCCTGACCGACTACGCCAATCGGACGAAGTCCGAATGCACCGTTAGTGTTTGCCATAGTAGCAATCCTCTAAATTTATTCAGAGTCGCGTTCGCGGCCTCCGAAGGTTACACGACTTTGCCTATTATTACTAATAGGCATCGAAGGATGTTGCTCCTTCATAAGGTCCTGATCTACAGCGGTCATTTGTTCGCGGGTTCTGCCCCCGTAATATGCAGTTCTTTCTTCCACCGTTTCAACAGGGATGCGGCACAACATCAGACCACCTTGTCCAATCACTCCTTCATACCGACCTTCGTCAATAGTTGGAGCTTCATAGTCTGGATACTCATCTTTGCGGACAGGTTCCCATCCTTCACGTAGCTTGGCGTTGACATTCATTTTGTCTTCCTCGCCACGCATTGCAACTCGTATCCAACGATGCACAAACCCATCAGGTGCGGGTGGTGCCTCAAGGTGACTGGGCGGTGCCCATGGTTTTCTGCGCGTTTCTTTTTCGCGGGTTGCGCTAGAGCGCGGGGATCTTTTGTCAGTCATCTGTTACTCCTTCACATATTTAGCATATTCTTCCAGCGGTACGTTTAGACGTTTCGCCATCGCTATTTGTGACGGTGAGAGCTTAACCGACCTGCGCCCCTGTTTTGCTGTACTGCGAGTAGCCGAAGCGCCAGCAGGTGCGACCTGTGCTCCGCTCGATTTCTTCGTCTGGAACTTGTGCGGAAACTCCGAACGCAT